AAAATGTCACGATAATCCGCATTGATTTTATATTTTTCACTGCCAAATCTGGCAGATACAGGTAGTGACCATGCGTTCATTACTGCATCGCCCGGCGCTGCTCTCTATTAAGCTTCGCGGTCTCCACTTCACCTTCGGCGCAGGCCTTTGCACCCTGCTCCATGATCGGCTGCAGTGCTTCGATAAGGTTTGTAATCACACGCTTTCCGTTGCTCGCAACGGCCATGAGATTAACACATTCCAAAAGCTTGTCGAAGTCGTTTTTGTGGCCGAAAATCTCATTCAAAATGGCTTTCATCTGCCGGTCTGTCTCGCACATAATGCGGATTACAGATTCCCCGGATTCTTGGCTTTCTTTATTTTCAATGGTCTTCGCTTTAGCGACCATCTTTTTTTCTACTGCTTTGATTTTGTCCATAGCTTCTACAAACCGGCCATAGACATTGGGATCACTGGGGTTAAACCTCAGGACGCCTTTACCATTGATCTGGTATTCTTTAATGCCACTGTCGAAAATAAGCTGTTCCATAAATATCTCCTTTTATTGGAAGTACAGGCGCACCGAAGCGCGCCTGTATTAAGATTAATTCGCACCAGAAGCGGTGAACTTCTTTGTAGCAATATCGAAAGTACCTTCTACGCGGTTTCCTGCGTAGTGGATCTCAAAGGGAACCTGCACACCGGAAGTATCGCCGCCGTAGCTGGTGGGGATCACATATACATCTTCACGCACCGCACGAATAACGGTAGGCTCTGCGTCTCCCTCGCCGGGTTTGAGAAGCACTTCCACATAGGTGGTCTTGCAGGCATCGCCAGTCTTTCTCAGCATTGCGATCTCCATGATCTTTTCGGTCAGCGCATCGCTGTACTCATAGTAGACGGGATCTGCGCTGCTGGAAGCCTCGTAGCCGCTGTGCTTCACAGAATTTTCGCCCAGGATGTTTTTGCTTGTCTCTACATCGGGGTTAAGTTCAACGCTGAAATCCTCCAAGTCCTTACCGATCAAGGTATAGGACGGGGCGGCATAGGTTGTGTCAAAGGCAGCATCAAGATAGTGGGCCAGATATTTTCTTTCAGCTTTCATTATTTACTCCTTTACATATCGAATTCGTAGGTATACTGGACGCTTACCGGAAGCACCCAGTCTTGGGATCTGTTCTCATTTGGAACATTCCCGTAAGGGTTGTTTCTTGTAATCCGCGTGATCTTTCGCCCTTCTGAAAGCTCCGGGTACGATGTAAGACGGTATTCAATTCCGTTTAAATCAACAGGCTCTTTGCATATCCATTTCCCGATTGTGTCTAAGAATGCCGCAACATTCAGCTTTTGAAATTCTCTCGTTGCCGTCGTGCGATAGACTACAAAAAAGGGGTACTGGCAGATCTGGGTAACATGGTCGGTGATAGACCTCCGTTCTGACATAACAAGCGCTCCGGCATCTGCAGAAAATGCAATACCGGATTCCTCCTCAAGTTCTTCAAAATAGATCTTTTGACTGTCAAGGCCCGGAAACTGGTTGAGCAATGTTTTTATTGCTTTCGTAAGCAACTCATATCCTGTTGCATCGGTACCTATCGGTTTCACTTCTTCTGCCATTTAACCACCTCCTGCCAGCTTTTTTACTTTTGCGATCCATACATCTTCATCCGATTCTTTTGCGGTGTCAAACCAGTGATCAGTTGCCCCGGGATTCGCATGCTGGGAGTACTGCAAAGGTTTGTCGGTAACAACCTTTTTTTCTCCCTTATCTGCAAATGCTGACCGCGTTCTCTCACCGACCATCACTTTCCCTTCGTACAAAAACCGTCCCATAGGCGGTGCAGCCGCCACAACCTTGCCAGATCCGGCAATTGCCGCCGACATTCCACGGGTCACATTGATAAATGTTCCCGTTTGCATAGGCATATGCGGCACCATAGAGGTCATAACCATGCTATCAAGTTCATATTGCGCTTTGGAATACTGGCCTTGGAAGCGACCGAGGTCGATTTCCATTACACCCTCTATGGTTCCATCCTTGTACCGGTACTTGTATTTGAGTTTTTTGATATTGCTCATATTACTTGCCCATGATCTCGAAATGCGGTATCACACTGTATGGGCCGCCTACGGAGGAAACCGCAAATACATAATCGTACTTGCGGTTCATGTATGTGTAAAAATCGGGATCTGCAACATAGTCGGCATCGTACACAGGATCTTCACTTGCCCAGTCACCAATCCAGAAAAAATCGAACTTGTTTCCTGTGGCAAATGTAAGTGCCTGCGTTGGATCATCGAGTGCACGCCAATCTTTTGGAGGTAGCCATTGCTTCTCGCCGACCTTTTTCATTCCGCCATCCGGTACATATCGAACATTCAGTACAGCATTATCCTGCGATTGCGCCCCATACTTAGCCATAATACTGGCCCTGTCGATATTCACCTGAACATTGCGAAGAACAGAGGGATACCAGGTATCCCCTCCATCTCCCTCTTTTCGATTGAAAAGCGTTATGGTGTCAGTGTACAAGGTATCCCTCCTTTTAAAGCGGATAGCGACCCATGTATAGCAGATTTACACCGTTTGCATCTGCCACACCGGACAGGTATCCCTGAATGGTATCGAAGATCAGCTTACCCCGCACCGTCGCATCTGCAACAGCGGAATCGATGGCGGTCTTTGCCGCAGCTGTGGAATACGAAACAGATTCATTGCCTGCTGACACAGAGGATATCACTTTTCCCTGCAGTCCATTGGCTGTCTGCGTATATCCACGCCCCATAGCAGCGGCACTTTCTGCTTCCTGGATCTGATGCAGTATATTTACCACCTTTGCCGCGCAGCGCTTTACAGCCGCCACAGAATCTTCATCCGTAGGAAATGCCACTTTCAGCTTTTTTACGCCATCAGCGCCTGCCGTCGCCCTGTCAAGGTAACGGCAGGCATCAAATGCAATGCGGTTAAAGACCTTTTCCTCTATGGGGTCATAGAGGGCGGTGTATTCAGGAAATGTAATGTACATGGATTACACCGCCTTTACGAGATTAACCCAGGCTCAGAACGCGGCCGATGGGAATAGCCTTCAGGGGGAAGTACTTCTCAGCTCCTGTCTTTTCACAGGCAGCAATTGCCCAGTTGGCGCCGGCTTTCAGCTGATCGCGGGTGGGAGAGATGATGGAAGAGCTGTTCTTCCAACTGATGCCTACCGGGGAGAAGATCTTGCGCTGGCGGGAATACATGGTAGTCTCGCCGCCATTCTTCGCAGGATCACGGTCCATCTCATAGGGAACCTTTGCGCCAACATTGGTGTACTCAATGGCACCCTCACCGAAGATGTAAGTAGTATAAGTGGTCTTGCCGTCAGCAGTGACAGCGGGGCAGCGATCATCCACCAGAACAATGCGGCCATTCAGGGTGCCGGCGGAAATGGTGCGCTGGATGCCTTCCTTGTCGGTGTACTTCAGGTAATCAGTCAGCTTCAGGTTCTCCACATTGGTCGCAACCTGGGAGTGCATGATAGCCAAAGCGAACTTGGCCTTGTTGTCGCCGAGTGCCTTCTGCATGGCGTTGTTCAGGGTGGTCGCATCGAACACGCTGTTGGTTGCTGCAGTTACGTCGTAAGTGTGGCCAGAAGCGAAGTTTGCACCCTCACCGGTGGACATAGCAAAGATGCCCTCCAAGGTGGCCAGCAGATCCGCCATATCCACATCATCCCAGTACTCAGCCACTTCCTGCGCGGCTGGCATGAAATCCTCACCGGTGATGTCGGAAGCGAAATCCTTTTCGGTCCAGCCATGGGCGCGGCCAATCACGATTCTGCCATGGGCATAGGTCGCGCGGGAATCGGACTTGATGTTGGTACCGCCGTCGTAGTTGTCAGCTTCGCCAGTAATCCGTGCCTTGATGGGGACAATGATAAAGTTACCACCCGTCTGATCGGGCAGCATGGAAGCGTACTGCTGCTTCTGCACAATCGCCTTGCTCTTGAGAAGCTCGTTACGATTCAGATTGGGAACGGTGTCAACGTACGCGCCAAACACTTCGCCGTTGAAATTCTTTTCCTCAAACAGGGACATTAGTTGTTACCTCCATTATTCATAAATTGTTTGATGTCCAGGGCGGGATTTTCGTTCTTCATCTTCATAATCTCGCCCATGGTGTACTTCTTGCCAGGGGTAGGGGTGCCGCCGTTGGGGGCGGTGAATTTTGCTCTTTGACCCTCCAACTGCTGCTGATGTTCATCTACGAAAGCCGAAGCGTCAGACTTCTTGATCTGATCGATCAAGTCAGTAAGGCCCAGGATCTTGCCGTCCTTCAGTTTTAGGCCGGCTCCCCGGATTTCTGCTTCTACGGCCTTCCGGGCGGCGGCAGAGGTGAATTGAATGCTTTCCAGTTCTGCCTTCAGCGCATCGTTAAAGTCCCGTTCAGCAATTTGCTTCTGAG